AAGGCGCGGTATGCTGGCCCCATCACAGACAAACCCAGACGGCACCATAAACGTTCGGTTGGTGCGGTGGCATTTATAGATCAGATTACCGCGCGTCCGCACATTATCGGATTGCTGCACAAATTCTATCGCCGGTAGGGGGTCGAGAAATGGCATGTTAACCCCCCACTATGGCTGTCGCATCGACGATCCAGTCGAGTAGAACGCCGACAGCCACTTTGCCCTGATCGTCCAGCACACCGTCGCCGACGATCTCGGCCAGCTTGCTCTCCGCCTCCATCAGCACCGCATCGAGCAGCAGTTGGTCGGCCACGTCCAGGCTATCCCAACCGATGGACTGCCGCACCTGCTGTGCCATGTTGCGCACGGTCACTTGCGCGTCCGTCTCGATGATCCGCCGCACAGCCTGCACACGCTCCTGCACCTGCTCTGCGGTCACCTCCGTCTCGGCGATCACTTTGAGGGTCGCGTACTGGGTGGCAAGCTCAAGCCGAGCGTCTTGTTTGGCCAGCATGGCGCACCCGGCTATCACTGACAGCGTTAAAAATACAACAGCAATTTTATTTATCATTTTCCGTACCTCCACTCTTGTTGTTTGACAACTTTGTGGTCTGGGCGAATGGTTTGGTTGGCGCTATTTTCGGCTGGTTCAGACATCGGTTTTCCTTCCTGCACAAAGACCTGTCGCCCTCACACACCCCCGTAGGACTGTACCGGCAAGGGCTCACCTGTTGCACGTGGCGCAATGCTCTTCCTCTCCGGCGATCCATCTCTTGCTCCCCCGTGCAAGCGCGCGCCCCATTGCCTGCTGCGTCTCCTCGTCGCACATCCAAACGCGTTCTTCTGCGTTGCTGACAAAGCCAAGCTCAAACAGCACGGCGGGGCAGGGCGTGTTTTTGAGGACGTAGAGTGTTGAGGTTTCTTTAACCGGCTCATTCGGTCGCCATGTGCGGTGCGTGCGCTGCGGAAATGTGCGGGAATATTCTTCGATGAGACTTGCACCGCAGGACCTCCCTTTTTGGCTGTTTGTGTAGCAAAAACACTCAAACCCCCGCGCCCGAGTATCTTCTGCGGCGTTGGCATGGATAGAGACAAACAGGTCTGCCTTTTCGCTCTTTGCGGCCAAAACTCTTGCGGAAAGGGAGGTGGAAACATCCTCATCGCGGGTCAATACCACACGATGCCCTTTAAGGGAATCGCGGCAGGCAAGGGCGACGTTAAGGCAGATCCAGGCTTCGACAGGGTGTTCTCTGGTCGCGCCGGGGTCCGCGCCGCCATGTCCGGGGTCAAGGATAATCGTCATGGCTTGCGTCCGTCGCTCCACGTTGCGCCGCAGGAAAGGCATTTGTAGTAGAAATCTGGAGAATCTTCTCTGCCATCGGTCACGATCTTTCCGCCACATGGCCCGGGCGCTTTCAGAGTCCATGCGCTCCGGCAGCAAGCTCAGCGCCGGAGTAAGAACTATTCGGTTGAACTGTTCAGGGTTCATGTAGTCTTACCTCCACAGTTAGGGCATGAGCGATCCGGTCTCAGCGTATGACCGCAAGCGGCGCAACGACCCATATTAAACTCCTTCCGTGTTCAATAACGCACGGCATTGATCTTTTCTTCCCAATCAGGGTCATCCAGCGTGATTGCCTTTAGAGCATCCTGTGCTTTGATTTTTCTCAGCCGCTTCTGTGCGTAATCAAGTCCTTGCTGTTTTGCGATTTCAAGCGCAGCATCAAGTGCAACCCCCTCATGAGTTATGTTGTGGTAGTCGCGTATGTTGATTGTGGTATGCCCAAGAAGTTTTTCGAGTTCAATCCCGTCTTTTAGCCTTCTGGCGTTTTCCTCGCCAGCGTCCATTTCAAAAGTTCTGCCGTCTGGAAGGGTGCAGACTACCGGATTGTTCATGGAGTTATGGAACTCCCAAATAATCCTTGTGTTTTTTGCCTCTTTTCTGCGCGAAAGTAAATAGTCATCTTCTTGTTTTAGGTTTACCAATTGTCCATTACGCACACAGTATTCTTTTTTTGCTTGCCTTGTCGTTACGCCCCCATCAATATATTCAAAATCGTAATTGTCGGCATCAAGGCAACGTGCCGAAATTTGATCCTCGAAGGTCGTTTCATTTCCAGGCACAATACACACTGAACATAAAATATCCTCAGTTTCCCTGTTCCATATCAGTAGAGATTTCATTATGACCCTCCACCTTCAACAACAATGAAGTTGACATCCTCTGTCGTTGAAATATAATTTTGATCCGATCTTACATATTTGGAGAACTCTACATACGGCGGCTGAACAGCAACATCCACCGATCCCGGTTCACCAGATCCAAAATAAATTGACCAACTGTCTGTGTGTGTTGTTACAGACACAAACTGTATATAAAACTGATAATCATCCCCGTCCGTCCTAAAAAAATGGGAGTGTGTGATAGGTATATGCCCGTTAATAGTAGAAGAGAATGCACTATAAGAATATTCTTGATAGCTCCATGTTGACGATGTTGTTTTTTTATAATATACTCTATAAGTTATCTTGTCGTAAGAACCCCAATAATTAAAGTAACCTATATCATTGAACCAATCTATTATATCCCATCCTGCAATTTCAACAAATATTTCAACTCCCATCGCGCCATACACAGTTGTTATACTAGTATTACCTCCAACTGAGGTTGTTATTGAGTTTACAGTAGAGGTTGTTGGTAAAAATCCATCCATCAAATTAGCAACAACTTCAAACCCATTTATCGTGACATTTTTTGCATAAAATTCCATCCAAAATTCATTGGTTCCGGCTGGAACCTGTGTGATTTTAGGCGAAACCTGAACAATCGGAACGTCTTTCATTGGTGGGTTGAATGTAATAATATCCCCCCCGCTCGCCTCGCCTGCAAAAACCCTTCTTACTGATTTATACAACATCCCATTTTCATAAAACCTCAAATCTCCCGGCGTCAAATGAACGTAATCTCCCGTACCAGTATTGGTCATTTTCAGACCACCAGTTGTGATTTCGGTATGTGCTTCTAACGCAGACTGTGTTTTATCCGCGCCAGGCTCAGCAACTGCCTTTCCAGGGCCAGTTAAGACATCGTTGGCGGTGTTATCCTTGGTTACATCCGCCCCCTGTTCTTCCCCCACGAAGCGGGTAGCGGTTGAGCCGCTTTCCAGTTTGATGTTTTTTACTGCCGTGTTCGAACTTACGGCATTTTCGAGATAGAAGCGGATTTGTAGATAGGCCGTCCCAGCTGGCGTTGTAGTTGTCAGTGTTTTTCTTTGGAAATCATGTTGGGTGTTGGTGATTATCCTCGGGTTATAGAAAATTTGGTTTTGGTTGCTGTCGTAGGCTTGAAGGTCTACGTTAAAATTCCCGGACTGCAATCCAAGCGAATAGATAGTTGCTCCAAGCGTATATGTCCAGCTAGGCTGAACAGGAATGAGATCAGAAACATGGGTTCTTGTTGCAGGTGTCGCTGAGTTAAGACCCCAATAAGGTGAACCATCAGAGTTAATATGCGGTAAAGCATCACCAGACCAAAAGCTATTCCCCAGTTTTGCTGTCGGATTCTTGACCATATTAGGATTGACTGTATCGAGATATCTATCTGTGTTATCAGCATCGGCAGATGGGCCGCCGACCACATCTTCGCCGTAGTCGGCCTGATCCTTGATTGCCAATGCGCCCGGTGCCACGGGACTGCCGCCAACTTTAATCTTATCGGCCCAGATATTAGTAATATTCGCCGTACTAGCATCAATATGATCGATGTGGGCGGTGTTGATGCTGGCTCTCTGAAAGTAGCCGCTGCCGACCACCTGGTTTGGTGCGGCGTGCCAGACTAAATCCCAATCGCCTGCTCCGTAATAGACGGCTATGTGGAACTGGCCTGCGCTTTGGTTGAGGGGTGGTCGTGTTGCTCCGCTTTGATACGCTCCCGGGCTGGCGACGTCCCACCACACATACTTATTCGCCGTACTGCCCGCGGAGATCGGGTACTTCTCGCCGTTGTGATAAAGCGAGTGTGCGTTCCAGCTGAATGCTGCGGCTCCTGCGGTGAACGAATATCCGTGCAGGATCGGCACGCTGAACGCCTCTGTCGCTTCCTTCTTAAATTCCTCAGGATCGGTGGCCGGTGCCTCGATGTCCACGCTGCCGACCGCGGCCAGGCTGTAGGTGATGCCCTCTGTCCCGAAAAAGTCGTAGGCGCCGACTTTGGCGTAAAGCGCCCCACCTGGAAGTCCGTTGAAGGATGCGCTGGTGGTCCCAGGCCCGACTCTTCCCGCAACTCCATAACTCACATCATCGGTGGAGAACAAAATTACGTACCCGGCCAGGTCGTCTGCGACGATCTCATCCCATTTGACCGTTGCACCCAAATACCCGTCGTCGATGGTGACGTTTTGCACCTGGCCGACTTGCGGATTGTTGACGATCAAGCCTGCTGGGGATGGCGATATGTTTCCAAAAACATCTTCGAGCCACACCCGGATTTCAACCGATCGGGTAAGCCCATCTGCGTTGTTTTTTGCCCATGTGTAGGTGTAGGCCGGGTCGCTAACATACTCGACGCGTTTTTGCACACCGCCCGACCAAATCTCGACCCGATAGCGTTTAAACCAAGCTGCACTCTCATCGTTCCAAACAAACGAAACATCGCTGGAGGCGTAGATCTGCCCTCCGCCAATCATCGCAACGCCTGTCGGTGGGGGCGGGCTGTCTGCCGTCACAGTGTCTTCTGCGTAGGTATCAGACAAGTTGCCGTAGCGGTCCTGCACATAAACGCGGACTGTGATGTTGCCTGATAGACCATCAGCGCGGTTTTTGTCGAGGGTGTAGAGATATTCAGGGGTATCAACATACTCGGTGCGCCGCAATGTTGAGCCAGATCTGATCTCGACCTTGTAGTTTAAAAACTTAGGATCTTCTGAAGGCGTCCAGGTCCAGCGCATATCGCGGAAGTTGGCTGCGCTTCCGTCGGTATGAAATACCAGCCCAGTGACCGACACGGGGCCAGTGTCAACCCCTTGCACGGTATGCGTCACCGCCGTGCTCCATGCGCTGAAACGCCCCTGGTAGGTCGTCCGTGCCTGTATTTCGTACTCGATGTCGGTGAAAACGCCCTGTACAAAATAAGTTTTGTTCTGTGGGCTTGTGACCGTGATTGTGCGCCACGCGGCCGCCGTGCTGGTCGGCCTGAGTCGCAGTTCTACGCCATAATCTTGCACCGAGCTGCCAGACACTTGCCACATGACCGACATGCCGAGTTTGAGTCGCCCGTCAGTGTCTGGCTCAAGCACGGTTTCATCGGAGCGCACGTTTATAATTGTGGGCACGGGCGGGTCTTTGGGCGTAGCCATGCCTGGTGAGTAAGGCGGAATCGCACCTGTGTCGGCATCATGGATATTGGGCGCTGCAGGCACGCACGTAATACGGGCGGCAAAGTCGCCCTGTGGCTCGATCTTGCTGACTTTGACGTCGATGGTTTCTTTCCCGGCTTCGCCGAAGACAAAATGATCGCCGACTGCGACGCCGGTTGGTGCTTCGTTGAGCGTCAAAACATTGTCGGTCAGGGATGCGACAGTATAAACCGAGATGCTGCCGTCCTGTTTTTGCAGCTTGATGCCGTAAGAAGCACCGACCTCGGTGTCAAACAATTCATCCACGGTCAGGTCGTTGCCGCTGATGCTCTTGACCCGGCCTGCGCCGATTCCCACCAAAATGACATCGTGGTTGAGGACGAGCAGATCCCCGCGCCGGTAGCGCAAATGCTGAACGTCCTGCATAAAGCTAAACGTTTCAGGGCGCAGTCGCGCTTGCGCGAGGTGATAGCGCCCCTCTTTCCACGCCTGATCGCGGCTGGTGACGCCTTTGGTCTGGTATGTCTCATACCGGGTGGCGTTTGCTTCGCTGTACCCGTCATCGAAAACCAGTCGTTCGGCATCCTCCCACGTCTCTGAATCGACATACTGGACTCGCAGCGCGTGCGGGATGCGCTGGAAGGCGACGGTGCTTGACAGCCCCCAGCTGTTGCGCGGGCTGATAACCATTTTTTGGGTTGCGGCGGGGTCGTCGGTCACAACCGAGATTTTCGCGTCGTCGGTCAGGTTCCATGCCGCACGGCCGGTCGACGCGACTTGGCGTGCAGCCTCGAAAACGGTTGTGTTTGAATCAAACACGCCGTTGTATTCAAGCCCAAGCGCGTCGCAGCGGCTTGCCCAATTCATGAGATGGGCGGTGCTGATGTCGCCGCGCGGGATGGCTTCGGCGTTGGCTGTGCCTGCGAATATGTCGGCATAAACCCAGGCCGGGTTGCTGGTATTTTGCTCAACCCATGCGCTGCCGTTGTAGACCTGAAGCAGCGATGACGCCAGAATATTGACGGTCTCGAGCGGCCCGGATAGTTGGTCGGTTGCTTTGATGCGCAGCGCCATGCAGACGGTGCCAGGCACGTCGAACGGCTTGGTATTTTCCACGGTGCGCAAGGTGGTCCAGGTCGCGTCGTTGTAGTGAGTGTCGCGGGAATTGTAGGTGCTCGCCCTGGTCAAGCGCACATCCCACTGCCCGGCGGATGGAAACTCCCATCTGATGCCGTAGCGCACCGGGCCGTGATGGAATCCGTGAGTTACGTCAGGGAGGGCCGACCACTCGTCCAACGTCCCAGCGGCGCGGTACTGAAGCGACCAAGTGACGGATGAATCGCGGATTTTGCCTTTGTTAGAAATATTATACAACCCCTGCGGATATACAATATCGATGCTCGCCTCTTTGCAGTCGGGCCCGGTGGTGCGAACGGCCTGATCGCCGTCGGTGTTCAAAACGATGGAAAAGGAGTCCTCTGTAACAGAGTCGGTAAAAGTGGTGATGTCTTCGGCGGCTGCAATCTCGTATTCGACATCCTCAAAGAGCCCAATGTCTGAATCGCCGATGCGGATCGTTCCGTCCGGCAGTAGGTCGTTGTGTGTGATCCTGCTTCCGTCGCCTGCCCGCAGGCCACCGATTTCAAGCGGACCGTAGCCGAGGCACAGAAACATGCGCAGGTACTGGTCAGAGCCTACAACCTCGGTGTAGGGCGTGGCGGTCATGGGTACGGGCGGGAAGAGGCGATATGTGCCGTAGATGCGCGGGATATTGGTGAACGCGCCAAGCTTGTTGCGTGATCCAGTGAGCGATGTGAGTTTGTTTTTAGCGCCTGAGTAGTCTGCAGTTTCTGGAACCTGCGGAGGAACGAGCGCGTTGATCGCCAGGGTTCCTCCAAGGGCGATTCCCACGCCTACGGCGACGCCCCATGGACCACCTACGGCAAACCCTGCAACAGCCGCCACAATGGTGACAACCGTCTGAAACACTGGGCGCAGAATGTTTCCATCAGCAGGCACCGGGCGCACGATCACCTCTGACCCGGCATCCGGCACCGTGCTGTCAAGCAGTTCGCATGGCACCTCTACGCCGTCGATCCACGCCTGCACCCGCGCCTTTTCTCCGACGATCTGGCGCAGGGTCTGCCCGTGGTCAAGGACGCACGGTTCGAGCCATTCATCTTTAAACGGGTGTTTTGCGGCGATGATTGTGATTTTGTCACACATAGCGGTAAAAACCTTCTATCTTGTTTCTCCATGTAGGAGAGTCATAACTTTCAATTGTTGACGTGCCGCTTGAATAAGCGTGCAGCATTTCACCGCCCCCCACAACCACACCGATATGGAATGCCTTGCTTCCGCGCTTAATAAGCACCAGATCGCCTGGCTGCGGGTCTTCCGTCGGTTCGGTCTTCTCGGCCAGGTGACGGTGAAATCTGGCTGCTCTGCTATCCAGATCGCTGGGTGAAAGTCCCTTGTCATAATCCGGAATCGCTACCCCCGCAGCCTCAAAAACACGCTGCACGAGACGAAAGCATCCGAACGGCGGCTCGTAGTCGAGACCGACGAAGCGCCGGATATCAAGATCCGCGATTGCTTGGCGCAAATTGCAAGTGAGGGAAGGCGGCATTGAGAAACCCCGATCTGAAAGAAAGGTTGAGGTCGAGCGCTTGTAGAGCGTTACCGACGCTATCAACGCGAAACTGGATTGGTCCGTACTCGATGACATCGGGAGTATCGGCTAAAACCACGTCATAAACGCACTCGATGTCAACTCTTGTCCCGGAGAGTTTGCGCACTTCGGTGATCAGGCGCTGGTCGATATTGGCAACCTTGATCCTCATCTGAGGGAGTTGGCCTTCGTCTTGATTCATACCGATAACTTCAAAGTTGGCTCTGAAATACTCGCCTGAATTGCGTGTAATATTCTGCGTGTTATTCACCAGGCGCATGGTTTCGGTCATGTCTGGATGGGAAAAAACCAGACACTCCAAAAAGCATTGATCTGTAGATTGGGCAAGGGCGGCTTGCAATCCGGCTTGGGACAAACTCATGGCAACATCTCCAGCGACAACTTGATTTCAAAAATATCGTCTGTATAAGCGACCTCTTGCGGTTCACCCATGAACCGAAATATCCCTGCTGCGGCCGTTACCGGATCCTTCCAGCTGAAGGGCAGTGCCCCGCCGGCGAGAGTCGTATTAAAGAACTCCCAGAAGGTTGCGCGCTGGGCCGCGTCGACGATGGTCGATTCGCTGAAATACGTCGAAGCAGCGGTAAACCGTCGCCTGACATAAGCCGGTCCAGCGTCCATCTCCGTGCGCACCGTTTGCGGCTGTTGCGTTCTGGCGTACCCTGCAATTAGCGGATATTGCGGAAGCGTTGCGGGCCAAGTATCCATCAGTACCTCCCCGGACGGCCTACGCCGTAGTTTGATTTCATGGTGCGGTCGAGTTGTCCAGTGCCTGCCAGCCGGTCAAACGAGTTTTTAATCATCACGTCAATCATGGTTTGTCCGTCCGGTCCTTTGCGCTCATTTTTTTCAACCTGCATATCTGGCTGAGTCATGATGTTGACCACCACGTTGCCCCCGCCCTTCGTGTGGTCGATGACCGTTTCGTTTGGGTGCAGCACAGCCGCGAACCCGCCACGCCCGTCTATCCCGCCGGAGCGGGATCCATACCCGGTAAATCCCCCGCCCTCAAAACTCGGATTGGTGGATGCGATTGTGGAGATGATTCCGCTCGTTGCAGCGGCCACGCTTGCCATTGCCGCGAGGTTCTCCGGCCAAGGGTTCGCGGCGGCCTTTGCGATGCCGGTCTGGATAGCCACGATGGATTCCGCGATTGAAAACGCTTTGCTCACGGCGAACATGGCCCGATAAATACCAGACTGCTCCCCGGCGAATGCTTTTGCCACCCCTGCAATCCCATCGTACAAATCGGCGTAGTTCTGGTAGGTTTGGCGTGCTCGTTCGGCTTCCAGCTCCTGCAAACGAGCGTTTTTCTCGTTCTCAAGCGCTATCAAATCCTCATTTGTGGCAATGGTAGAACTCAACAGAATTTCACGGCGGCGCTCATACGATAACGCTATCGCTTCCTCCTCTGACAGAAGGCTCTCGATGATGGCGGTTGCCCGCTGGTCCGTTGCTTCTTGTTCGCGTTGCATTGCGAGTTCTTCATCACGCAAGCGCCGTAGCTCATTGATGCGGTATTCTTCCCACGCGAGTTGCTCCTCCGCCTGGCGCTGTGCATTGTTTGCTGCAATTTCAAGCCGCCAATCGAATTCTGATTGCAACTCAGCCGTGGCTTCTTTGAGTGCGGCTGAGTCAACGCTGCCCACAGCAGGGACGTCAACGCCTGCGCCGCTTATGAATTTGTCCCGCGCCGCCGACATTCCTTCAAAGATATTTTCAAACGCTTCAAGGGAAAGCGCCCCAGAAGCCAGGCGCGCTTTGATGTCTGCTTCAATTTGATCGAGAATCGCTTGCTGTTCTGCTGCTATTCTTCTTGCGTTTTCAAGACCCTCGGTGTTTGCTGAGAAGCCGGCCGAAATAGCGCGTTCGCGGACACCAATATTCCACTCTCTTGCAGCGTTCAACCCCTCCCATATCGTTCGCTGGGCTTTGAGAAAATTGAGAACAAGCGCGTCGACAACGACACTTGTCCCTGCTATGGCTGTGGTCGCATGGGAAAAACCAGTTATCATTGCTGAGGTGAGGCTGTCCACCGCTGCTACAACAGCCTGGTCTTGCAGCGTTTCTGTGAGGCTTTCTATCCTTTGCTGCGCTTCCGGCAATCCGCCTTTTGCCTCCAGGAGATCGCCGAACGCGTTCTTCAGCCCTTGAAGCGCCCCGCCGAATGTATCCCTCGCGGCCCTGGCGCTGCCGCCGAATTGGGTTTCAAGCTCTTTCAGGATGATCGATTGCGCCCCGGCAACGTCCCCGACCGCAACCATATCCTTGATCATTTCTTTTTGTGTGTCGGAAAACTGAATCCCTGATCGCGAAAGTGCGGTAAGCCCCAGGATAGGATCGTTCAGGGCCTTACCGATCTGGATGGTAGCCGTGCGCAAATCCTGCCCCATGGCCGTAGCGGTGTCGAGGATTGCTTGTGTTGCTCGTGGGAACGCCTCATCGCCAATACGCGTGAACGTCAAAAGCAACGACTGCGCGCCAATGATCGCCTCATCGCCGAACGTGGTGACTCCTTGAAGCTGTGTGGCGTAATCTTGGAGAGATTGAGAAAGCTCCGGCGTATAGCGCCCCGTTGAGCGCAGAGTTGCTTCCAATTGCGCGGTGACACGCTCCTGCTCAATAGTGTTAGCAATGACCGTCCTGAAAGTCTGGCCGATTGCTAGAGCTGACGCAAACGCCGAAATGGTCCGCGTTGCAGAACTGAATGTTCTTTGTGCCCTCGCTCCAGAACGATCAAGGTTATCAACCTCTCGCTTCGCGGTGCGAATGTCTCGGCTGTCTGCTGAGAGTCTAACGCTGTAAATATCAGTCATTGGCGTAGCGCCTTTTTGGTTGCTTGAGCGATTGCTTTTTTGTCGGCCTGATCTTCCCCATACCACGGCGGCGGCACGTCTTTACCTTCAAACCTGTGTACCGCTGATGTGTAGGCGTGGCTCATTCTCATGATTGCCGCGGCCTCATATCCTTGCAACTTGATTTCGGTAATGTCTGACCATGCTTTCATTTCCTGCCAGCTTGTTTCGTACAGCCCGATCTCGATAGCTATTTCGGCCAGATATTCCCAACCGCCCAGCGGCGGGAGCGTTGCCTGTTTGCCAAGCAACTGCCCCCGTGTCTTTTCCTGTTTTTTACCTTTTGTGTGCAGCCAGCCTAGCTGTTTTGCGTATATTTCAAGTGTTGCTAAGCTGGCGGTAAAAAATTTGCCTGACGGACGATAAACTGGTTGACCTGTTTGCGGATCGGCGCGGATAGTGTGTAGACCTTAACGGCGTTGGCCTTTGAGAACTCCAGCGGTTTGCCGCTCAGCTCCAGCCCCTTCCACCCTTGCGTCAAATCGGCAAGGAACTTTGCATCATCCTCAACCGTCGAATCGTCCACGAGGTTTTTGTTTTTGATGCGCTCCTGTGCGGCTAACTTAGCCAGCATGCGGAACTTGTTGGAGTCTGAGCCGTAAACTGTAATTATAATGTCTGTCGACTCGCCGGTGCGCGGATCGGTAATGACGCAATCCGCTGTCTCCTTTGTGCTGATTTTCAAGATGTCCATGAATTACACCCCGAAGTTAGCGGTAACGGTCAAGTCGCCCTGTACGTAAATATCCTGACGCGGGTTCTCAGTGCTGCCATCCGACCAGTCAACAAACACATAACCCGCATCCGGCACAGCGGCAACGGGGGAACCGTTCGCACCGAGATTGACGGTTTGCGGTGACTCACCGATCAAAGAGCCGTTAGCCCCGGCTGAGTAGGTCAGAGTGAATGATGTTTCACCAGGCCCCGCCACCTCAACCACACCATTCGGGTGCTTGCGGATCGTGCAGGACTTGAGGCGCACGGCGTTGGCGTCGCCTTGATCGTCAACCAGGCCGAACACCCGCGCCTGATAATAGTCAATGTCCCCGTCGGGGTACTGCACCTTGAAGCTGTAATAGTCGTCCGACAGGTGCGCGGCTCTCAGCAGGGCTTGTCCTGCGTCAGACCGGCTCACGACGAGGTTAAACGTGGTTTCGTTCTCGTCATAAGTCCCCTTCAGGTGGACCGTGGCGCGTTCTTTCAGCAGGTTGTAGGTTACGTCCTCATAGTTCCGACCTCCACCGGTAGGGGGAGAAGTGATCTCACCGATCTCGGTAAAAGCAAGGGCCTCAAACCCCGCCTGAGTGTAAACAGCAGGCACCCCGGCGCTGATGGAGACGATTGTTCCGCTTAATGTTTTGGCTTCGCTCATGACTGACTCCTTGTGATGATTGCTGTGTATGCTATTGTGAGGATGATCTTATACCACCCGGCCTCGTTGATTCCTGGTTGGCGTTGTAATGATGTTGTTTTGACCGCCACGCCACCATAACGGAATGTTTTACCAAAACGGAAATAGCCGAGTATCTCGTCCGCTTTTTGCTTGATTGCAATTGCGCCGGAGTTTGACGGATAGCGCAGAATCACTTGAAATATCCCGTCCGTCTGATCGGAGTTGTTCAGGGTCAACGGCGTGACGTTGTTCTGCAATACTCCGATTTCCGCATAGGCCTCACCGTTTGTCGCGTCATACGATAAGTTCTCGTGCGCTATCGGCAGCCCAAACCCGCCGGCGATAAACTCACTCACAAATGCCTGGTCGATTTTAACCACGGCTTTTCTCCTTGATGATGCGCTGCAGTCTGGCAATGTTGCGCCGGATCATCCCGTCACGCTCCTCCCAAATTCCAGCATAACTCAGATTATTTGACAGCCAGTCCTCGGTATCGGGTTTGACCGTTGCTGCAACTTCAGCTTGTGCATGCGCTCCCGATGGATCTGTGCGCTCAATTTGTTCGCTCGCAGGGGTGTTGTTTGTTGTCTGCCAGTTTCCCCTGAGCCGCCCCGTATCGACCCTGGTGTCACGTATCACGCCGTTGAACAGCTCGATCTTGATTGCTCTGACGGTCTGATCAATCGTTGCCCCCGCTACGCGCGCAAGTTGTCCGATCGGTATTTCAGCCATCTATCTCCTCACATGAATGTAGTAAATAACCGCCTGACCGCCAGGCTCAACCGGCGTCACGTCGATGATCTGCCAATCTGCTCCGTTGATCGTTACCGTGTCCGTCAATAGCGGCTCAAACGTATCGTCAATAATCAGCATCTTGTCGCCTTGCTGAATCAATGTGCTGTCAACCAGGTCGTCTTTTGTGATCTTTTTGAATATCCCGTTTGGCCTGAATGTCGTCACGGTCCCGGGGGTCACTGCGCCGGTCACGGGGTCGATGCTACCGCCGGCGGTGCGCTTAAACTCAAACGCTTTGCCAAACTTTTGCAGCAGCTTTGACGCTGTATTTGCTGTGCCTTCGTAAAAACTCATGTCCGCACCAACGGGATAGACAATCCGTTACGCCTCAGCAGGCTTGAAAGCAACGCTTGCCAATGGCTCGACCGACTGAGTATTGCATGTGAGTCGCTGCCCATGTACTCAACCTCGATAACGTCCACCTTCTCGCGTTTGACTGCCCGGTTCGGATTCGCCGGCAGGTTGTAAGGGTCAATCCCTGCGCGAATGTCCAGCGCAAGATTCAACTGGCACAAAATCACTTGCCGCGGAATCTCGGTGTCGTCCCAACCGAAGCCGTCAATCGTTAAATTCGTGCGCGGGAAGCTCATCGGCTGATCACGGTCAACCAGGTAGCCTTTAAGCTGCGGCTCTTTACTGTTGATGTACTGCGCGGCCTTGATAAGTTCGATCTCCGCGGCATCTTCGTTGGTGATAAAAATCCCCAACGATTCGGCATAATTGACATAATCGTCAAGGCTTACAAATGAGTTTGCGCCGTCAATGATTGTTCCGTCCTCAACAATGATCGCCATCATTTCCACCTATCGTAAACAGTGAACTCGTCTGTTTCCCCCAGCGCGTCGTAGCCCGGGCCAGCAACGTGCGCCTGCAACAAATAACGCCCTCGCTGCGGCAAATCATCAGCGCTGGTCGTTATATATTGCAGTTTTGTGCCGCTGAGCGTAGCTTGGAATTGCGTCTCAGCTCTGTCGGGCAGACGCACCTTTATCTCCATGGTTGTTGCATCAGACCAGTCAACAGGTGGGCAGTCTGTGCCTTGTGTCTCCACCTCAAGCAGCACCCCAATCTGCCCGATGTAAATTTTCCCTTCGCAACTCACAGTTGCCTCCTTTCGAGCCCGACAACACTCGCTCTTGTTACTGCTGCTCCTGTTTCGCTTGATAATGATTTTTTGACCGTTATCAAGGAATTCCTGGCCAGCATCAATGTGACGGCTGAATTCAGATCAAGAACCTCCATCAGCGCTTCACGCGGCAGGCCGAAGTAGCTGGTCGTTATGATTGGCCTGATCGAAATCTGCGGCGCAATGAATTTTCCGTCTCTGTGCCCGATCAGTTCTCCGACGTAGATTTCAGGCTGTGTCGTTATTTGTGCAGCGGCAATGCTTCCGCTCTGCTGTCCGATGAAATCCCCGGTTGTGATAATCGGTTGAACTGATATCGGAACAGTCCCGAATACGCCAAAACTGGCAACGAATAGTTCTCCGACGGAGATTTTCGGCCTGATCTCCGCGGCGGGCGAAAGGAACGAGGCCGATTCTTGCCCGGACAGATTTCCGGCGGTGATGCCAGGCTTAACGCTGATCTGCGGCGCGGTGAATAATCCTGACTGCTGCCCGGTTAACTCACCGGTTGTAATCGAGGGGGAGATGAAAATTTGCGGCGCGGTAAAGGATCCGCCGGCATCAATCTCAATCGCGCCAACCGTGATCGACGGCTTTACGCTGATCTGCGGTGCTGAGATGATTCCCGACTGTGCGCCGGCCAGGGACCCTGCGCTGATCGACGGTTGCACCTGGAGCTGCGGTGCGGCGAAGGTGCCCGCCGCCGCCGTTGTGAAACTCCATGCCGCAGACCATTCACCCCACGCCATCAGTTATCATCCCCCGCCCGTACTCGCCAGAAATGTTCGGTGTTGTCTGCAAGCCCGTCAACGCCAAGCGTTGTCCCGCCGGTCACAATCTGGTCGACCACCGGAGTTGTAAATAGGTTATCTTCCGCGACCTGGACCTGGTATTTCGTGGCTCCTGTCACTGCCTGCCATTCGAGCGTAACCGGCTGGGATTGGGTGGAGAATTGTGCTGGGCTGGTCAGGGTTGGGGCTGCAAGTCCGCCTCCCCCCGCCATGTCAAAAATAAACGGGCGGCTGACCGGCATCAGCAGGGCGTAGGGGGTTTCGTGGAGTTGGGCTATTTGGGCTGGTGATAATGTCTGGGAAAAGTAACTAAAACAATACAAATCCATGCTGAGTGTTCTTGAAGCTCGATTCGCTTGTTGTCCAATAGACAGATAACATGTCCCGCTAACATCCACTTCACCCGGCGAATTTTCTGAATATATCAAATCCCGGTCCAAGTACGCCCTAAGCCATGACCCATCATAGGTGGCCGTAATAGAGTTAGCGGCCATCAGTGCCGAGTTGCTGCAAATATTGATGTTCTTCGTACTAGAACCTGTTATTCTATGTGAAAAAACGGTAGTCTCTGTATTTACTGTTCGTATTTGAAATCTGTAATCACCGTACCCAGCGGTAGAGATGCCACCAATGTTATAAAAATTGCCATTCACGTAAAGTACATTAAGGTCAAATCTAAGTGTTAAATTTTTAGTAGCAAACTCAGACGTCCGAACATCCAAAATTCCGGGGTTGGTTTCTGAAGCTGAAATAAGCTCTGTACGTAGATTATTTTTGTTAAATGTTGTCCTTGACCCAAGGACTTTACTCTCGCCTGTTATGATATTCTTGGTAGTATCTCCTGCACCTTCCCATCCGGGTAGAATATCAAGACAATTTGCAGGGTCAATCCCCATCTGCTCCGCATTCGCCCGCACAGCATACTGCACAGCTTCAGGCGGCCCCCACATCGGGGGTTTTATGTCAGGACGGAATATCATGCAAAAGTCGCTTGCTTGACGCGGACAGTAACGCCGGTCAGCCCGTAGTTAATATCGTCGTTGACAACGCGCACGCGAAACTTGCCGCATTGGTTGGCCTCCACCGGAATAACACGCTCGGTCTGAGCGCCACCGGCAGTAAACGGCAGCGGAACCGGAAAAGGCGCAGCATCAATGCTCTCGAAATTTGTTCCGTCCACATCGCGCTCGATCTGGATACGGGCATTGCTCTCAGTTGCCAAAGCATCAAAAGTCGCAACCACACTGATCTCTGCGCCAGTCTTACCCGCATTATCGACCGTGCCAAAAACGAAATTACTTGCCGCCGCAATACTCTGCGTGGTTCCAAGCTGGCTGTATGCTCCGAAAGTAAAGCCACCCATTATGCTGCCTCCCTGACTCTTAAAATCATCTGCTCTGTGACTGTGCTGTACCCGATCTGCTGCGCCCTTGACTTATAACTTCGGCCAAGGTCAAGAATCTGGTCGGCTTGCGTTTGAGTAACTATCCCTCCAGCAATCAGTGCATTAACATAAGCCGTGTTTTCAGGATGGGAAATATCAAGCCCTGATTCGGCCTGCACGGTTTCAAGCTGATCGGCGATCCACAGCGACTCAGGCGTGTTCTGAGACCGGATGGCTTCCACAATTTGCAGCGCCTTCGCTACACCTAACGCCCCGGCAAGGGTGCGCATAGAGATAAACCGCTCGAATGTCTCAACGTAGCGCGGCTCGTTTAGATCGGCTGCGGCTTGTGCGGCTGTCATTGTGCTGTAACCGCGCCCCTCGGGGTCGGTTGTCAGCTCATCTGCCAGTTTTTTCAGTGATGGGTTCATCCTTTGCTCCTGTCTGACCACTGTTCTCTTATCACAAACCTCTCCCGGCCCTTATGCTCATACTCAATCCGCGTGAAACCTTTCTCAAACAGCCAGTCAAAAACGGCGAAGTAGTCTTTGCGCCTCATCTTTCCGCAAGCGCCCATGATGTAAATGTAGGGCTGTCCGTCGCTCGATGTGCGGCAATATGCTGTGGCTACTCCCTGCCACCTGTCTCTGGATTCAACACTTTTGTGCTCGTCGCCGACCCTAATCAAGTACGAACAGGTCAGCCCGCAGGAGCATTTCAGGGGTTCAAACGTGATGCCCACTAAGCAGTAGTCGGAGTCGGAATCGTGATCGGATCGACTACGGTGTACGTCATGGTATTCCCGTCTGTTGCTGTTTGTGGAGTCGCGGACATGTCTTTGACCGATACCAGTTTTGCGCCGGTGATCGTGCCGGTCGATGCCCACAGCGCTGCGTAACTGGCCGGGCCGATGCTGCCGCCTGCGGCTGTCCACACAGCGTCGGGACCATCGAGCGCACCGTTGGTATTAGTCAGGGCAACGGATTTTGCCCCGCGCGTGTAGCCGTTGCCGGTGGGCAGCTCACCGCGAATCCCGTCGGAGTAGATGTCCCCGGGCAGGAAGCCGCCTGTCGCATCATGCAACGTGACCCAATAGTTAAACCCTGCCGCGGCGGCTGCGAGTAAATCCCTGAATCCCGTGCTTGCTGTAAAATCTGCCATGTCTCGAATTCCTTTTGTATGTTTTTAGTCGGGTTTGATAATCCCCGACGCAAAGGCTATAAACAACAGTCCGCCCATAATCATCAACGCGACAACCCCCTTGAGGGCCGCAGACCGAGAATCGCCGTAAACCTTGCTCAGGAGTTTTAGCAGGCTGCGGGTTTCTTCATCAAAAACGCAGTGATCGGCTTGCTTCATGGCTTTTGCTATCAGCTCAATATCCTTGTCTGTTAGAGTGCGTTCGCGCTGCTCTTCACTTTG